AATACAAGGTGCGGACGCTACTCATTCTGAACACCCTGCGGGGGGAACTCTTTCCCTGGAGCGACACCTACGAGGTGAGCGAGGCGGGGAAGCGGCCCATCCTCTCCCCTATCACCGCCTTCACGGACATTATTGGCATGGATGATTATATCTGCCAGACCATTCTCCCCTATGGACTGGCAGCCCATTTGCTGGTGGACGAGAACCCCACGGCGGCCTCCTTTTTCAACCAGAGGTACGAAGAACTTCGGGAGAAGCTGACCCAGGGGCTGCCAACGGTGAGCGAGGCAGTGGAGGACGTATACGGGGGCGGATACCAGCCCTACAATCACTTTGCGAGGTGGTGACTAGATGGCAGGCATCACTGGCACCACGGAAGAGAAAGTATTCCAAATCAAAGAGTGGAAGGGCCTGAACGAGAGCCCGGACGGTGACACCAAGCTTGCCCTGGGTGAAGCTGCCGTAATGCGGAATTTCCGCATCACACGAGACGGCAACCTACAGCGGCGGCCCGGCCTGGCCCTGCTGATGGGCCTGATGACAGGCTATTCCCTGTCCGTAGAGGACACGGCAAAGGCGGTGCGGACGGACACCACGGCGGCCTCAAAGCTGACCATGCACAAGACGGCAGAGGCCACAGAGGACGGGCACATCGAACTTTCCGGGGAAAGCGACGTGGTGACGGACGAGAACGCCGGAGACCACAAGGGGTGGTACTGGCGGTACACCGACGACTACGTGTATCAGCTGGAGGGCATCGAGAAGGCAGACGACGCCAAACAATGGATGATGAAGCGGGTGACGGCGCAGCCAACGGCTGCGGCAGAGCCGGTGCGGGGCCTTTGGGCCGGGAACGTGCAGGGCACGGAATATGTCATCGGCGCTTGCCACGGGCACTTGTGGAAACTCCATGACGGGACGGAATGGGGCAGGGAGAGCATCGGGGAACTGGACACCAGCGGCACCGTACACTTTTTCGGCTACTCGGAGAAACTCTACATCCTGAACGGGAAGAAATACCTGGAATGGGACGGGGAAACCCTGAAAGAAGTGGAGGGGTACCGGCCCCTGGTGACGGTGGCCGTAGTCCCCGGCGGCGGCGGGACCACCCTGGAGCAGGTGAACAAGCTGAACGGGATGCGGCGGTGTTGGTTCTCCCCGGACGGAGAATCCACCACCTTCCAGCTGCCGGAGACAGGCATCCAAAGCCTGGACTATGTGAAAACCCTCGCCACGGGGGAGGAAATGGACACGGAGGAATACACCGCAGACCTGGAGGCGGGGACCGTGACCTTCGCATCGGCACCGGACCGGGGCGTATCCAGCATTGAGATTGGGTGGACGATGGCTGAAACCTTCCGGGAGACGGTGGAGGCCATGCGGTTTTCGGAAACCTATTCGGGCACCACGGACAACCGGGTATTCCTCTATGGCGACGGGAGCAACCAGGCGTTTTATTCCGGGCTGGACTATGACGGCAAGCCACGAGCCGACTATTTCCCGGACCTGAACGTGCTGGACGTGGGAGAGGCCAACACCCCCATCACGGCGCTTATCCGGCATTTCTCCCGGCTTATCGTTTTCAAAGAGAGCAGCACCTATTCCATCAGCTACGGAACCACCACCCTGGCGGACAGCAGCACAACGGCGGCCTTTTACGCCACCCCAGTAAACCGGTCCATCGGGAACGCAGCGCCGGGACAGGTACGGCTGGTTCTGAACAACCCACGGACGCTTTTCGGCAGAGAGCTGTATGAGTGGAAGAACAACTCCGCCTATAACAGCAACTTGACCAATGACGAGCGACAGGCGGTGCGAATTTCCGACAGGATACACAGCACGCTGGGGGACTTTTCGGCGGCGGACAGCTACTGCTGGGACGACAACGACAACCAGGAGTTTTATATCTGCTACGACGGCAAGGCTCTGGTGAACAACTACGCCACGGACGCCTGGTACTACTACGAGAACTTCCCGGCGGCGTGCATGGTGAACTTTCGAGGGGACCTTTACATCGGGACGAGCAAGGGGGAACTGGTCAGTTTCTCCTACGAGAACCGGACGGACCAGGGGGAGGAAATCTCCGCCTATTGGGAATCCGGCAGCTTGTCCTTTGAGCGGGATTTTATGCGGAAGTATTCGGCCATGCTGTGGGTAGGCATCAAGCCGGAGGAACGGGGCGAGGTGTATGTTACGGTCCAAACGGACAAGAAGTCGCAGTACACGGAGAAGATCGTCTCCTCCTCCCTCATTGCATTTGACCCGGCGGACTTCCGGAAATGGAGTTTTAACACCAACCGGAAACCACACATGACGAGGACAAAAATCAAGGCCAAGAAATTTGTGTTTTACAAGCTGATATTCAAGACCGCTTCGACGGACACCACAGTGACGGTGCTTTCCGCCGATATGCGGGTGAGATACACCGGCTACGCACGATGAAGGGAGTGAAACACATGGCAATCGACAATCTGACCACCGATATGGACTTCATTCAGAAGCTGGATGACGAACCCAACGACGTGGGCGGCCTATCGGCAACGGAGCTGAAAAAGGAGTTCGACAAGGCGGGCAACGCCGTGAAGGACTACATCAACAACACCCTGCTCCCGGCCCTGGCGGCGGCAGGGGTGGAGGCCATTTTGCAGACGGCGGACACGGACGTGAAGTACCTGCGTCTGAACCAGGACGGCGTGATCGAAGTGAGCGGCGACGGGGAAACCTGGTCCGCCACGGCATCCTCCGGCCACCTGGTATACGACAAGGACGGCACCCTGCTGCCCCAGCGCAGCCGACTGCGCTTTTCTAACTCCGAGGTGACGGACGACGGGGAGTACACCGTAGTGAACGGCATCAAGGGCGACAAGGGCGACCAGGGGGAAAAGGGCGACCAGGGCATCCAAGGCATTCAGGGGGAGAAGGGCAACACCGGCCCCTGCATCGTGCCCTCCGTGGACGAAAACGGCGTGATGTCGTTCAGGGTGAGCGACACGGCCATTGCGCCCCAGAGTGTATCCGTGCGAGGTCCCCAGGGACCCCAGGGCGTACAGGGCTTGCAGGGTGCCCAGGGCGAACGAGGGCCCCAGGGCATCCAGGGCATTGAAGGCCCCCAGGGCGTGAAGGGCGACCAGGGAGAGACCGGCCCGGCAGGACCCACGGGCGCTGCCGGTCCCACGGGTGCCAAGGGCGAACAGGGCATACAAGGCCCCAAGGGCGCAACGGGCGCACAGGGTGAAACTGGCGAACAAGGCCCACAGGGCATCCAAGGGCCACAGGGCCTAAAGGGTGACCAGGGCGAGACCGGCCCCACCGGCCCGAAAGGTGCCCAGGGCGTGAAGGGGGAGCAAGGCCCCCAAGGCGTGCAGGGCAAACAGGGTGAAGTGGGACCCACCGGCCCCCAGGGCGAAACCGGCCCGGTTGGTCCCCAAGGCCCTCAGGGCCTGAAAGGCGACACCGGGGACACCGGCCCCACCGGCCCCAAGGGCGCACAGGGCGTGCAGGGCCTAAAGGGTGAGCAAGGCATCCAAGGCCCCCAGGGCGAAATGGGGCCAGAAGGCCCGGCGGGTGCCCAGGGTATCCAAGGCATCCAAGGCCCGCAAGGTCTGAAAGGCGACCAAGGGGCCACCGGCCCGGCAGGTCCCACCGGTGCGCAAGGCCCCACCGGCCCCCAGGGGCCACAGGGCCAGAAGGGCGCAGACGGCACCAGCTTTGTCATCCAGGATATTTACGCCACCCTGGCGGCACTGAAAACCGCCTATCCCAATGGCAACGACTATGCCTATCAGGTGACGGGCGAGGACGGCGAGATCTTCATCTGGTCGGAAAACGAAAGCGCGTGGCAAAGCGTGGGCAAGCTGCAAGGCCCCCAGGGGGAACAAGGCATCCAGGGCATACAAGGCCCCAAGGGTGACACGGGTCCCCAAGGCCCACAAGGTCCCCAAGGGGAGCAGGGTATCCAGGGTATCCAGGGTATCCAGGGCAAGCAGGGCGAGACCGGCCCCCAAGGCCCCCAGGGTGAGGAAGGTCCACAAGGCCCGGAGGGTCCCCAGGGAATCCAGGGTATCCAGGGCCTAAAAGGGGACACGGGCGAACAAGGCC